TTCCTCCCATCAATAGGCGTAAGTCTATATCTACTATTTGTTGACCTAGCAATTGGTTTTCTATCTGAAGTTCTAGGATTTGGATATCTTTTTCGACGAGTTGCTGGCCTATGATTTCGGTTTCGGACAAATGAGGAATTGGTTTGGGTTCATTCGCCCGCCTTTGCAAGTACTCTTCACTTGGTTCAGTTAATGATTCAATCTTAACCCCGTTGTCTAATTCTTTAATTTCAAAAACACCATCTACTGTGGTTATCTGATATATATCTATAGTTTTAGGCATATTAAATGTTCACCACTCTTCCCTTTTAAGTTTAATTAACGCAGCCATAGACCTCGAATGTAGTCCCTACATCCATACTTGTTGAAGCCCTTATACTGAGTGATGTAATTACTGTACCGAGACCAATTCGATAATCTCCTCCTCCAATGGTAGTATAGCTCCTACTGCTTGCACTCCATAATGCTGTATGATAGCCACCATAGCTTGTGATAATAAATTCCACATCTCCCTCAACGTTGTACGGTAAGCCATTCACAATGTAAAATGCAGACCTATCTTCCAAGCTACTGAAAACACCATTTGCGATGTGAGAATAAGAAAAGTAATAAGTGCCATGAGTGGCGTTAAATGATATTTCTAACTGAGTAGTGTTGTTGTTACTATGTGTGTGACCAATAATTTTATGCCTTTTATATCCAGAAGGTAGACTTGAAAATGTAATACTAGCTGTAGCTGTAGAGAGAGTATTGCTTGCTAACAGCTCCCATACTTCAGACGTAGTTTCAATGGAGTTAATCACATTTCCTAGCTGTGCAACAGGTATAACGGGTATTTGGCTCGTAGGGATTAGCTTATTAGTGTCAAGGGTCGCCACTCCATTTGCTACGCCCTTTTGCTCTAGCGGTATGGAATCAGCTATCCCCTGTTCAATCTTGTTTAGTTTCGTAGCACTTAACGGAGTTATATTATCCGTCCAAATAGTTTTTACATATGCCATTACTGTATCACCTCCACCGTCCAAACAACCGTTAAGCTGTTCGTATTATCTTTTTTAATAATAACTGTTTGATATGCTAATTCTGTTCCACTACCTAAAACATCAGTTGCTCCATTTCCATATAAAGAGAGTTTAATAATATCTCCATTGCCCTCATTTTCATTTAACCAAAAAGTAAACTGTTTCTTTTGTGTAGAAATAACATCTAATTCAGTCGGGATTTTTCTAAAAATCTCACCACTTTCGGTTGAAAGGGAAATGACTGAAATAGAATCCAGTGTGCTTGCTATCACAGAATTTAAAGCAAGAATTTTTGAGTCATTAGTTATCAATATGTCATCCCCTTTCTAAATTATTAAAGTTTCACTACAAACTAAATTTTCGCCACATAATAAATATTGGTGTAAAAACCATGTTAAACCATCATCAACAAATTCAGGTACAGGAATAGTATCATTAAAAAAGACGTATTTTTCAACTAATCCGTCTTCATCATTAAAAACTGTTTTCTCTAACTGTGCTAGTCGTTTGTTCATATCTTTAAGGATACTTACTGCATCACGTTGCTTACTAGAAAGTTGTAAAGTTCTATTTATAATGCCACTAATATCAGATTCACAATTAACTTCTTTGATCTGCATATATTCATCAATATTTAAATAAGGAATTTCAATTTTAATAAGCTCCCCTGCTTTATAAATTCCTCCTATTGGTTCAATCTTCCCTGTAGTAACTGGGGTAGAATATTTAGCTAAATATTGCATTCCCATTTCTTTAGCAAGTATCTTATCTCCTGTATCAACTTTATAAATATCTTCAAATAAACCATATTTTGCTTGCGAATCAAGATTTTCAATCAATATTTTAATTGGATATTCATATTTATATGTGATTGTTCCAGTTCCAGAAATACATAAATCTGGGACTAATAATTTTTCAGTTGTGTTTAAAAGAAAATCTTTTGTTCCGTTTTCATCTAAATTCTGAATTCCAACTGTTTTAGGCACTCCATCAATTACTACAGTTACATCCGTTCCAACCAATGCTTTAACCGTATAAAAAAGTGGTATGGGATTTACACCAACAGTTATGGATTGTATATATGGTTGACTAATTGTTTTTCCACCCTTAACCCATAATTTATTTACCAATTTACTAGCATCTGGAGTAAAACTTGAAGTACCTTTTTTAAAATTAATATTATTTAAACTCAATACTATTGGATTAATCCTTTCTGAAGGATTAAAAAAATTAACATCTAAATTTTCGTCGATATACCAATCATAAGAGGAAATTTGACATAATTGATCTAGTGCATCCCAAAGATAACTATCTGCAAACCGTGTAGCAATAGTTTTATCACAGGATTCAACATTATTTAAAGTTACCCAAGGTACATATTTTGTAAATAAATCAATAACAATATCACTTATGGCTATATCCGTATAACTTTCAGTAACAATTATTTTTTGTGTTCTTGAAGTATACGTTGATCCTTCAAAATTCAATGTCCTTAATGATCCATCTAATGCTTTTGGAGGTTTTACTATCCATCCTCTAAACACACTTTCATCCTGAAAAATTTGTACATCAGAACCAACAGGGAATGTATCTACAAGTGTATGGTCAAAAGTAGGTATTGATATGTTGAATGAACCTGCTCTATCTGATGAGGATAAAGTTGTTCTACAACTACCATAAGATACTATTTCTTTCTGTGTTCCATTAGGAGGAGTTATTTTAATTGTAGTACTCATTAATAAGTCCCTCCTGTACTAAGACCAAATGCATTGGCAACTTCAACACTTACCATATCTGAAAGTTCCTTCATACCGTTTGACCCTACCAAAGTACCATGATTTATAACATTAATAACTAAACCACCATTACCTTTATTTGTAGCCATTGCCATTGATACATCATGAGGGATTATTTGTGTCCCTCTTGGGAGATTCATTATTTCTCCACCCTCTTCATTGACCCAAGTTTTTCCACCTGTCCAATAATCTGTACCTCTAGCATTTTTACTTACCTTAGTATTTCCAAGTCTTTCATCAATTGTTTTTGCAGATGATGTTTCTTTGTATGTTGTTGTAACGGTAATATGCTTATCTTTCGCAGCAGTACCATTCCATCTAGTTAACCAATCCCAAGCCTTTTTTATAACTTCAATAATTTTGTCCCAATTCTTAATGATTGCAACAATTGCTAAACCAAGTGCTGATAATGCTAAAATAGCTGCTCCAATTGGGTTAGATGACAACGCTATATTAAATAACCAAATTACTGCTGTTGATGCTGCTACAGCAACCTTTTGTACTCCTAATGCAATTGTCATTGCTTCTGTAGCAACTGTTGATGCAATTACAAATCCTTTATGTGCTACCCAAGCACCACCCATTATACCTACAACTATTATAAGTTCTTTGCTATTATCTCTAACAAAGAGAATAACTTCAGATGCTTTTTCCATTGCAAACTTTATTTCATTTTTAATCTGAGGCATGTGAGTAGTAATCCAAGTAAATAAATCTTGAAAAACAGGTAATAAGTCTGTAGATAATTGCATCCAGACTCCACTAAATTGTGTTTTAAGATCAGCAACAGTACGGGAATATTCAAGGTTTGCTTTTAGTGCTTTATCAGACATAACTACACCTAATTCATTAGCTTTGTTTTTCATAGACTCTAATTCTGTGCCTGTCATATTTAAGATTGGCCCAAGTTCTTCTCCTGTTGTACCCATCAAAGCTGTAGCTATTGCATTACGTTTGGTTATATCTTCCATGCCTTGAAGCTTTGTTATAACTTCTCCAAAAACCACTTCTTGACTTTTAAGTTGACCTCCTGCACCAGTAGCTTTTATGCCTAACATACCAAACCATTCTGCACCTTCACCTGCTCCTGTTGCAGCTTCTAATGTTTTTTCAGCGAGTGCAGCCATATCTCCGCTTGCGTCTTCCATGGTGTAACCAACAGACTTCATAACATAATCCCATTCCTGAAATCCTTTGGTCGTGAATCCTGCGACTTGGCTAAACTTATCTATCATCTTAGCTGTTTCTGCTGTATTATTTACTAATCCCATAAGAGCACCACCTGCAACGGTTGCTCCTGCTAATATTCCTGCACCAATTTTTCCTGCTGCACTTGTCATTTCTGTAAAAGTTTCAGAAAGACTTTTTGCCTTTTTTTCTGATTTGTCAATTGTTTCATCTGCTTGTTCATCGTCAATTAATATGCTACCAACAACACTAAATATTTCCATTTTGCAAAACCCTCCTTTCCCTAATAAAATAAATACTAAAATTAAATACTTATTTTATTAATTTTTCTCGTTCTGCTTTGTCAACTGCCATAATAACTTTTGCATCTGCTAATACTTTCACAATATCAGTCTTTTTGGTAACTATATTTTCATTTAAAAAATTATCTTTATATTTCTCAAATGTCATAAATGTTTCACTACTCATTCTGGAGTAATCCACCAACCATTGTTGCCATAAATCCTTTTCAATTTCTCTTTTATTTGCATCTAGTAATAAGACAGTCAATGTTTTTGCGTCTTTAATTCTTGAGCAAAAATTAATTCCATAGTGGCTATGCAACAGATATAGAGTTTTTGAATAACCTATTACACAGCTTGCTTGAAAAAACTTAGTAATTCTTTATCCTGCAAAATTTCTTTAATAGTATTAAATGTTTTTACAAAACTTTGAGCTTTAACTTCTTCAATTGACTTATCTTCAAAAACAGAAACTACTTCAAAAACTTCTTCTTTAATTTTTGCTGAATTCTTAAAAATATATTTAAATAAATTTGTACCTAAATCCTTTTTATCAATATTTTCTTTCCCTTTATTTTCTGCAACAATTTGCTTTTTGTAGGAATCCAAATCTAATTTTTCATATAAAGTTACAACAATAGGGAGCATATCATAAATCTTTTCTGATGATACCATTTTTACAACCTCTTTCTTCATTAGAATTAAAAATAGCACTTCCAATCAAGAAGTGCTATTATTTATTGGATTATTAAACAATCTTAGGATATCTTATTTCAAACGGAATAACTGTTGGAGTTGCGGGGTCAAAATAAGCAGAAAATTCCATAGGAATAGTACCCTCTTTATTGTCCTCTTGTTTTAATTTTAATCCACCTGTATTAAGAGCATTTTTAAGGATAATCACAACAGGAGTCAATGAACCAGATAATCTACCAACCCATGCAATATTAGTAATATAATCTGCTAATTCAATTGTTGTTTTACCTTTAATAGTATCGTATTCCAAACCAGTAGTATCAACAGTTCCATTGATAGCCATTGCTAAGTTTGTAGTAGTAACTTCTAAAAGATTTGCCTTGAGTGTAATTTCTGTACTTTCAACTTGTTGTAAACCTTTTACTGCACCTTTAACACCATCAACTTCTATTTGTCTAATTTTCTGGATATAGTTAAATTCTCCACCACCTTGTGTAGCACCTAAACATGCTTCACCAGAAACTTCGCCATAGTTTTTATAAAATGCTCCTGCATCTAATAAAAGCCTATTGGGAGTTTCGGCAGTTAATCCTGTAGTACTTACAGTCATTTTATAATACCTTCTTTCCTAATTTATTTGCTGTAAACGGTTGCTATATATCGTAATTGTCTTCTTTGAATATGGATTTCAGGATCAGGTAAACTCAATCTATAAGGCGTATTCCTCTGGATACTTACATTAAAAAATGAATCATTATAACGTAGATTTTTTAATTTAGAATCAATCAAATCTACTAATCCTTCAATCTCTCTAATATCCGTTCCCTTATTATCCCAAACTTCAATTTCCATCAAAACATTTTCCCAATAACTATTATGAGGCAATATGTTTGGGAACTTAATTTCTACATATGGGTAAACTTTATCTTCATCTTCAGGATAATGATCTACAAAACAACTGCAAATATTTTCAATTTGTGAATTAATTAACGTATATAAATTAATCATTGCTATCACCAATTTTTTGATGGTATATTTCTTCTACCAAATCTTTAATTTGAGGTATACTCGCTATTAAAGCAGGTTCAAGAAATGGTTGTGCTGTTTGACCAATACCTTTCTCTACAAATAAACCATATGGAGCATTAGCAGTAACACCAACTTTTACACC